ACCAGTTCGCCGAGTGGAACAACACCGACGCGGCCATTCAGCCAGTGACCGAGTTGCCAGTTCTCGCCATCGCTCCAGAAGTCTGTGCGATACGGGAAAGCCGGGAACGGGCGAGCATCCCAAGTCCATGCGAACATGTCCTCAGGATCAAGCATCTTCACACCGCCGACAGTCGGGGCATTGTCTCTCCAATAGAGGATCATCGCCTCGTAGTAGATGCGTTGGATCGTGTCGTCCCTCTGCCCAGAGGAGAAGTAGGGGAGGAAGCTCTCGGAGGATTTCGGATCAACGAACACGTTCGGCTGATTGGTGGATTTGTCCACCGCGCCAGCACCGAACTCCGAAAAGACGAGCTTCTTCTGAGCAGCAGTCCAAGAAGTTGGCGATCCACTTTCCACGCCACCGGGACGATTATAGTGGGCATTGTTCCACCAGGAACGGAAGTCCTTCTGGCGGAAGACCCAATGCTTCCCTTCAGCCGAGTCTACTATGTTCGTCCGAATCTGGTTGGTGCGATTGCTGTCACTCGCATAGTAGTAATCGTATCCTTCGCCACCTTCAATCTGCCCTTGCAGATAGTTGATGTCGTAGATTGAGGTCGCCTTCGGATTCCCATAGATATCGTTCCCGCTGCCATAGTCCGCATGATTGATCCCATCTCGCCAATCAGAGATCGGCGTATAGTTATCAATCGCGACGAATGCACAGTTGGGGTTCGTCCAGATCGGGTCCATATTGAAGAAGACATCACCGCTGCCATCACTGGGACGATGCGAATGATACTCGCTCCAGTCCGCAGCATAGCTGACCTGAATGTGAGAAAGTCCAGCCGCGTTGAAGATTGCCTTCACATCGTTGATTAGCGTATTGAAGTGAGTCACTCCAGGATATACGCCAGTCCCGTTGCGACGAGTCTGAGTGACACCACGCATTTCCGTTCCGACGTAGAACGCCTTCGCCTTAGTCTTGTCATCCAGAGTATTCGCAGTGGCTGCAAACAGATGAGCATAGTGAAGGATCATCCTCCGGAAACCACGATCGCTCTGAGTTCCGGTATAATTGACAGTCGTCCCACTGACAGTGAAATCACCGGCAGACACGCTGCCGAAGAAATGGTCTACCTCAGCCTGAGCGGCCGAGGTCTTGTCCACAGTCGAAGGATCACTCGTTGTGATACGACCGCGCCACGGATAGATAGCCTGTTCTGATTCACCATAAGGATCAGGGAGACCGTTGCCAGCCGGAATATCCATGAGGAGGAACGGATAGAAGAATACGTTGATGTCCTGCTCATCGCACAGATACTGCATCGCCTCAACCACCGAGTGATCGGACGGAGTTCCGCCGTAGGCAGGACGAAGTTCACCACCGCCGACATCAACCTTGGAGACAGGATTGGCTTGCTGAGCATTCGGCCACAGAGAGATCGGGACCCATTGGTTTCCGTCCCAATACTTATTATCACGATAATAGTTGCCGACGCGCCACTCAGTCGGGAACAGCTTCTTGCCTTCCCGAACTTCCACCCGAGGCTCACAATCACAATGACTCATCCGAAGATCAGTGCCGAACCAGCCGATGACGAGGTTCATATTCTTCGTATTCGGAATACCAGCCTTCAGGTCTTGAATGGAAAGCTCGAAGTCAGTCTCATCCGCCTTCAGGTGGATGTTCTCAGCTATAGCGTTGCCGAATCCATCATCCTTGATCTGCGGAGTCGTGCCATAGGCGACCTCACCAGTAGCCGGGATCAGGTTAACCGATTCAATCAGGTTTTCCATGATGTCAGCCGACGGATCATCAATCGGCACAGTGATCTCAGCGGTGATCTGCGGAATACGGTTGCCGAAGTTCGTCAGGTCGAGCTCTTCGAACACGATGTAGGCAACGCCACGATAAGCAGAAGTGTTCGCCGATCCTTCAGTCGCAACAATCTTAGGATCTTTACCCTGAGTGTCGTTTCCAGGATAGAAGCGATACACGATTCCGTTCGTATCCAGGAGCTTGTTATCTGCCCAGATACGGCCAATGGTGGCGCGAGAGTTCCCCTCGGTGAACGCAAAGGCGACCGAGACATAATAGGTATAAGTCGTCGTCGTGACAGTAGAGCCACCACCGCCGCCCTTGCCTCCGGTCTTCTGTGTGTTCTTAGTGACAACCTCACGGAAGTTCGTCACCCAGATCATGTTCCCGCCGATACGAGCACGACCATACAGTCTCTTGATCGGCTGACCCTCAGTCGCCGTTGAGAGCTGCATTTCAGTGAGACGAGGCCCTTCTTGCTGAACGTTGGAAGTCGTGCCGAACAAGCGGTTGTCAATGAACGAGCCGATCGCGCCAGCCGCAAGCGAAGCTGCGAATAGGCCGAAGCCAGACAGACCCATGGAGCTGACAGCAGCAGTGAGGACAAGAGCTACCATCTAACGGACTCCCTTGAACTTGAAAACGCCGACCAGCTTCTTCTGCCACCATTCGGTGATTTCATCTTCACGAACTTCATGGTTCGTATAGGCGTGGATCATCAGCCCAGGAGAGGAGACGATGGAGCAATGCTTCACGGCCATCCCTCGGCGCATCCTGAAGAGCAGGACATCACCCTCCTTGGGCTCCTTCACACGGACGAAATACTTCTCAGCGACTTGCATGAGAGGATCGTCAATCCGGTGATCGCCCCAAGACGGCGAATAGTTCGGCATCGGCTCAGGGTTGTCTGAGCCATAGAATTCGCGCCATACTCCACGCAGAAGGCCGAGGCAGTCACACCCTTCGCCCTTGAGACTCTCCTGGTGATGATAAGGAGTGCCGATCCAGGATCGGGTGATTTCTACAATCTGTTTTCTCTTAGTCATTGAAGATACTCCCTCCGCGCTGACTACCATCACGGGAAGCATAGCGAGTGAGATAGTCATTGCCTGGGATCAGATTGAACCCTTGGAAGTTAATACTATTGCTGAACTTTGAATGACAGGTCTGTATGCTCTTGTCGCAGCCTGCGATGACGCTGAAGGTATCACCAACACCAATCAAGAACGGAGGCTTCTCCCACAATGCAATGGCGCTTGGAGAGTGAGACTTGACTTCGAACTTCAGCCCGTCGTTGGCTCCTGAGGTGAAGGTGAGGACTCCAGACGCGTAGAATCCCTCAACATTGTTGGACAAGCCAGAGACAGCCATGCGACGATTGTCTTCGATGTTCGTCACCGTGCCAGTGGACGTCACCGTGGCGATGTTGAACTTGCAGCGACCATCACCGAGGATGGCGTCGCAGGTGCGCTGATAGGAGCGGCCTGTCCGTTGCTGGAGCCTATTCGTCTGGGAGCGGAGCTCAGCACTGAAGGCAAGCTCCCCACGCTTCACCTGACCGATATTGCCCTTGCTGAGCAGAATGCGCTGACTGACGTCCATCCAGTTGACCCAGAAGAGTTCCACCAGAGCATCGTCATAGCGACCCGCTGCAAGATCATCCTCATTGATCGTGTCGCTGTCAAGAGCGCCTTCCGCATTGAGGTTGTCGACCGAAAGCCCAAGGGAGGACTCGATCTGGCTCGCAGTGAAACCAGAAGCGGCCAGGAACGTCGTCCCACCGAAAGTCAGGTCCTCATCATGTTCAGTGAATCCCTGAACTTGACCATCAGTGCGAGTGACCTTCCAGCAGTGAGCCATCGTGGTCTCACCGCTGTTAAGGAATGTCTGAAGACCAAGTGGGAGAGACTTCATATCCGAATCTCCAACACTTCAATATCAGGAACAGCACCAGCGTTGAACTGCTCGATGTTCACAATAATCTGATCTTGATCGAAACGGACAGGGACATCGAACTCGAAGCCAGCAGTCACGACAACCGCGTTTCCCGGAGGATTGGTAAATGTGAGAATTCCAGTCGTCGAATTTACGGCGAAGTCAGTCCCTTCGTTCTGTGCCGAACCGTTGAGTGCGACTTTCACAGTTCCAGCGACAGGTTTCCTGATCGTGCGAGTGTAGGAACCAGCACTATCACCATAAGTCTTGAAGAGCTGAAACTCTGTTTCGCTGCCATCTCCAACACCGAGCTGAACATCGTTGGTCGTCGTTGCAGAGAGCGGATCACCGGACTTGTAGTCCGCCCAATCCTTCCACCGAAAACCATGCAGACGACCACGACGAGCTTCAAAGAACTCGATCGCTTCATACAGGTTCTTGATGTCTTGCAGACCGAGACCAGCATTATAGCGACGACGAGAATGGTTCCAGATGCTGTTCCTCTGCTCGAAGCCAGAACGCAGCGTCACAATGTCCGTCATCCGGCTTGGTCCACCGGATGAGCCTTTGGAGATACCTGTCGGGAACTGGACCTCATGAAACGCCATTACATATTCCTCCGACCTTGCGAGATCAAACGAGCCGCCTTGGCTGCGAGCTGGCTCTCGGATTGACGGAAGCTCTCAACATTAGGAGTCGTGATGTTAAAGTTCACGACGACGTTCTGGTTCCCGCCTCCTCCTGGTTGCTGACCCTTTGGTGTGACAGTGACCGTCTCCCCATCTTGGGCTCTGAACGCCACGAGGCGATTATCGTTCCCGCCATTCGGAATAGGAGCGAAGCCCATGCCACCACCGACACGGAATTGACCGCCGTCCTGGAACCCGAACAGACCCTTGATCCCCTGGAATAGCCCAGAGAACATATTCCCACCAGATCCTGCGATGCCGGTTCCGCCGAATCCGCCGAAGAGTTGCTGGAAGGCTTGGGACATCACAAGCTGAATGATCATCTTGTTGATGCTCTTGATGAGCGAGCCAAAGTCCGCTTCACCATCAACCACAAGATCAGCAATCGCTTGAGACATACCATCGAACGCCTTCGTGATGATGTCCTCAGTCTGCTTCGCGTAGTCAGCAGTCTTTTCAAGGATCTTCAGGAAACCTCGTTCGAAGCCGGAAGCCATGTCCGTCTGTGTATTCAGGAACTCAATGCGAGAGCTCCTGACGGCATTAGTGAACTCGTCCTGATTGATGCGACCCTGACGGAGCAGCTCATTGAGAGCTTCCAGTTCCAGACGATAGTTGTAGAGCGGACCCTTGATCTCTTCGTAGATCTCAGCCGCCTTCGTCAGGACTTCGTTTTCGTCAAGTAGAGCACGAACCAGCTCACGCTCAGTTTCAGTGAGCGAGCGCTTCATCTGTTCTTCAATACGAATGATTGCCTGGAGCTTATCACGCTCAGCAG